GCTTGTATTTTCAATTATTTTTTCTGCGGTACTTGTTCCGTTTGGTGCGGTGGTTGCGTTTGTTGTTACTGTGCTATTCTGTGCAGCCCACGGACTTACTCCGATTGTTTCACTTTGTTGCAACAAATTCCACGGGCAAACCTCAACCAATCCCGCACTATTTACACGGGTCCCGTTGGATGCACGGGTGAAGGATAAATCTCCCGCACCACTTGTGGGAATTTGAGAATATACAACATCCTCTTTGTATCCGCTTGGTATCATTACAAGCGATGCCTGACTCAATAAATTGCTCATAAGTTGTTAAGTTTGTTTAGTAAGCAAGAGATACCCTCATAATAGCCACCATCAGTTGTGATTCGTGCCTTGTATCCTTGCACGATGTCCCATCCTTGTCCTTTGTATAGGCGGTGTCGTGTGCCAATTCCGATGCCTATCATTTTAATAACCGATTACCGATCCTGAAGAGATGATGAACCCTGTGATTTTTGAAGAACCACCAGCGGGAAGATACGCACCTTGTTGCAAAGTGACTGCACTCAATCCTCTTGCTGAAAGTACATTTGTACCGTCAACGGAGAAAGATGTGAACACGGTGTCCTCTTGAACCACAAGAGCTGAATAACCGACTCCGGTCACAGTTCCAGTTGCGTGATACTTGAATCCATCGCCACCAGCGATGATGCTTGTTGAATTGCTCATTGTATGTAGATTTTTTCGTTTAGTGTTGGGTTGTATTCATTCTCGGTGAATGTCTTTTGTACTTTCAAAAGACCTGTCTCACACAACACGCCTCCAGCAGTTGAAACACTATATTCGTGTTCTCCTTCCAAAAGGGTTGCAGTAGTGCCTTCAATGAACTGAAATTGATTGTATCGCTCTTTGTGTGCAGATATGTCCGTCAATGTTCTTGTGACGATGGTTTCGGTTTGGCGATGAGTAAATGTAAACACATAGGATGCAGCACTTGCCTTCTCCGTCAATGTAACATACCAATTCTTCGTTTGCCCTTTGTTAATTACCAACATCTCTACAAAATAGCGAACAACTTTTTATGTAACAAAAAAGGGAGAGCATTTGCCCTCCCTCTTTCTCCTATGAAAACACGAACCAGTTAGATACCCAAAGTGGTAACAACTCCAGCTTGTAATTTGTAAGGTGCTTCCGCTTCAATCGCTGACAAGGTAACCTCATATCCATTTGAATCACCCATCGCAGTACCGGTGTTCGCAACCATAGCGGTCACATCACATCCGTACTCCTTACCCACCAAGAAATACTCATCGTTGTTGTTTCTCACGATGCAGAAACATCTGCCTTGTGCCAACAATTTCATTTCATTTCTTTTGGTGGTTGACAATCTGCGAAGTTTGAAAGCAACATCCGATTGATTGAAGGATGTGCCATTCTCAACACTCACAGTTGTGGTGATTACCATTGATCCAGTTGCTTTGGGAAGTTCGTAAGTATAAACGCTACCACTTGCAACGCTTGTTGCGGTAACTTCTCCACTTGCAACGGTGAATCCTGAAGTTGCCCAGTTAATCAAGTGGATGCTTTTGATGCCACCAACTGCATCTTTGCAGTCAAGGGCGAATCCTGAAGTAAGTAAACAAGGCATATCTTAATGGATTAAAGGGTGAAGTAAACGATTTCTCCGGGGAAAGCAACCTGAACACCAGCTTTGAAAGTGAAACGAACTCGTACTTCATCGTTGTCAATGCTGTACCACATCTTCACTTCTTCTTGCTCGTCAATCAAGTCAGTTCCCATAAAGAAGTTTGACAAAGAACCAGCAACAATCTTGCTTGTTCCGTTCAAACCACCTACGGCAATCAACTTCATATTTGTACCGGGGTAAACCATTTCCATAGTTTGTGCAGCATCTGCAACATAATGGAACAAGTTTGCATTCTTCAAGTTAACCAACATCAACTTGTAGGCATCAATTCCCAAGAAGCAAACCAAGTCATCCTTCTCTGCAACGGCAGCGGGGATGTTGGCATACACTTGATCCAAGATGTCATCAATGTTTGCAGCGGTGATAGAAGCAAATGCAGTTGGTGCAGAGTTAGCCAATACTGGAGACGCAGCAGCGATGATTTTGTTGAAACCATCAAAGCGACTCAAGTTAGGGTTACCACTTGCGGTGTCACCTTGCCACATTGCAGTTTCCAAAGTTTGTGCAATTACGGCAGCTTTTTCAGCACCGATTTGCTCTTCAAAGGGAACCATTGTTGGTGAACCAGGCATAATTTGGGTTTGCATCCATTTGGCTTCCAAAGTTTTTGGACACAAAGTTTCTTCAACTTTCACAGCACCAACGGTGATGTTTCTTTGAGTGAAGGCAGTTGTACCTGATGGGTTGTAACCACAACCATCGGCTTGGAAGAAAACGGTTGAAGCAAGGATGTTCAAAGCAGATGCTGATTTAACACCTACTTGAACTTGGTTAGCAGATTGCAAAGTTGAAGAAGTTTTGCTTCCGAACAATGCTTTTACCAATAAGTCAGTTGACTGCTCATTGGTGTAGTTAGCGAGTGATCCTACTGAAAATGACATAGTTTTATTTGTTTATAGAGTTTTTGAATTTTTTAAGTGCTTCAAAGCGGTCGTTCTTTTTGGTAGACACAGGTGCTTTCAAGGGTTCTTCGCTTGGCAAGTCAGCAACCTTTTCAATCAGGTCAATTGCTTTGCTCATAGCTTCTTTGTGTTTGATGTTTGATGCAGTCAATGACTCAACCTTTGCAGACAATTCAGCGATGGCAGATTCCAACTTGGAAACGGTGTCGTTGAATGCAGATACGGTTGCGAACTCTTCAGCTTCAATTTCAATTTCAATTTCGGGTTCAACGATTTCAGTAACAAAACCACCTTCAGTTGTAACCAACAAACCACCTTCAACCTCGTGGGTTGCATCAGGTGCTGGAATGTTGCCTTCGGCAGTTTGAACGAAGATGGCAGTTCCAACCGCCAATTCGCCTTCGTACTCAATTACCGTTCCATCAGTCAAGGTGGCAGTTGCCATCTCTACTTTTGTTTCTTCGTCCGAAAATCCCAACATCGTGCGGATTTCTTTCAATGTTTCTTTTGCGTTCATTTGTATAAAATTAGAGTTTATGTTTTCGTGTTGCAATTTTACTTGCCGTCCCACTTGGAAAGGACTTCTTTCAATGCCTCAAGTATTTGTTCGTCTTTCTCTTCAGGGAAATCAAAAACGCCCTCAACCGAGAACCCTTTGAACTCACCCTCTTTGACTCTTGCCCACACATCGTCATTGTCTACAAGGTAGGAAACAAACCACGATCCGTCAGCAACCTCGTCAAATCCCTTCGGTGGCATCACGCCTCTCTCTCGGTCAATGATGTATGATTCAAACAAGCTCACACCATCCATTATCGGAGTGCGGTGATGGGCATTGACTGCATCGTACTTGTTGCCCCTTGCCCATTTTTTTGCAATCTTGAAGATGCTCTCCTTGTCAAATACCACATAGTATTCACCACGCACATCGTCTCTGCGATAGATGGGTAGGTCGGCAATCATCGCTGCTCCAGTAACGATTCTTTTCTCCTCGTCTTGGATGGCAAACTTGATAGGGGTTTCGCTAAATGCGAGAAAGTCCTTTTGTATGGCTGGAGATTCCACGAGAGAGACAAACTCAATCCCTGTCTCTTCGTCCCATTCGTTGATGTCTAATTTGTAAACTGGTAGTTTCATCTTGTATAAATAGCGTTATTTTACAACGGACACTCTTTTGGTGTTTCCGACTCTTGCTTGTGTGCGAGTTATGTCCCCTTCGGTCACAAATACCCTTTGCGAAAATCCGATTCCTGTTTCACTTGGAAGCGATGATGAAGTGATACTTGTTGGGTTGATTGATATGGGAGTGCCTCCAGTTAAACCACCTTGTGATGCACTACTTCCTGACAACAATTGTTTTGCTCTTGCGATATTCGCCAAAATCCTTGCCACCCCTTGTGCATAGTATGCAGCGGTGAAGATGGGAGTTGCTGGTCCAAGAATACCCGCAACCTTTGCAGATGCTTGAGCAGATTCCGCATTCAATCCTGAAAACGCCACCGCACTATCAATTGCAATCTCAACCAATGCGATACCCTTTTGAATGTTCTCTCTCTTCTTTTCCTCGTTTGTTAGGATGGTATTCAACGAAGTCAAGCCATCAACGGTGCTTTTTGCCATTGACAACTTTGCATCCATTATTTGTTGATCCGCTTTTCTATTTAATTCAATTCTCTTTTGGTTGAACTCTGCCTCGTTTGCAACTGCCTTCTCTGCATACAATTTGTCAATCTTTTGAATCTCCTCTTCATTGCCTTTTGCAATTGCAATTTGCTCGGCATACCATCGTGATAATTGAGTGATTTGAGCAACTTGTTCTGCACCTAATCTCTTAAATTCATCTTCAGTATTGGTGATTCTTTTCTTCAGTTTCTCGTCCTCAATTTGATTGTCTATGTCTTGCAATCTCTTTTGATGCTCTTTGCGTTTCTCTTCGGCTTCCTTGTTTTTGTCTGCCACATATTTGTCACGCTCTGCATCGGTAACCTTCAATTTGTTATTCAGCTCACGATACAATCTTGCTTCTTCTTCCAATTCATCCTCGGTCAATTTTACACCTGTCTCTTTTCTCTTTGCAATCAATGCCAACTGGTTGTTGATTATCTTCTTTCGCAGTTCAAAGATTTCAAGTTCCTTGTTGCCTTGAACGGAGAGCAAGTCAATTTGACCTTGAATGTCCTCATTGGTTGTGGTGATTGATTTTGAGAATGCCTTGTATGACCTTTCCGCTGCTGAAGTCACACCAATGAAATCCGTAAATTGTTGCACCAAATTACCGATAATCTTTCCAACTTGTGCAAGTCCGGGAATCAACTTCAACACGGCTTGACTTACCTTCTCAAAGTTTGCCACTACGAAGCCCAATGCAACCGCCAAAGCACCGATTCCAGTTGCAATAATTGCACCTCTCAATGTGCTGAATGCAGTCACAACACGACTTTTGATTGTGTTTGCCAATGCACCAAATTGTTGTTGAACTTTTCCAAGTCCCTCAAGACCTTCAGCCAATGCCATCGCACCTTGCAACTTGACCATTGTCTTTTGCAAATCCTCGCTTTCACTACCAAAGAGAGCCATCGCCCCTTGTGCTGCTTGGAATCCACGAGCAACTCCTTGAACAACCGTATTGATTTGAGCAAACTTGTCAGGGTTTACTGCTGCAACTCGGTCATTGAAGTCATCCATTCGGTCACGAGCTTGTGCAAGTGCTTGTTCTGCCCTTATCGCTTCGGGAGAAAACTCACCGAACTGCATCACCGCCTGTTGTGCTTGGACGGTTAATTCTCTAATCTCCGACTTCATTGACTTGAAGTCAGGTTTTTTGACCGTTAGGTCTATCGCTGCCGTTAGTGCCATATCTTATCCGTTACCTATTACAAAATAATTTGTTCCATCACACACAATCCACTTCTTCTCGTAGTGGTTGTTAAGAGATTCATCCGTTGAGCCATTAATCAATGCAGTTGTTGCGGTGTCAATGGTGATAGAATGATTTGAATTTGTTTTGAGAAATACCCAATGCTTTCCGCTCAATCCTGATGGATCGGGCAAAGTGACTGTAAACCCCGCAACATTTGAATCACAAAAAATCAACCAGTCATCTTTGGTGACATTGTAGTTTGTTGTCTCCGTACGAACTGCACCACCACTCAAGAATGATGGATACATCTCGTAATTGCCGAGATAGAGTGTGTCTGCTTTAGTGACTGCAAAGTCATCACACAATATCGCAGCACTCCCATCCGTTCCATCTTGGAAGGTTGTGTTTTTGGAAACAACGGCAAATGTATCGGTGAGATTGTTGTTCTGCACAATACCATCTCCCTGAATTATACCTCCTCCTCCTTGACTTACACCAACCGTCACACCTTTGATGCCGGGTTTGATTGGTATATTGCCACCGGGATAGATGTCGGATTCTGCATCGGTTTGACCAGCAGTTCCCGCACCGATTGTTTTTTGAACAATTGATGCTGGTTCAATAAATTGCTGAAGCAAGAACTCGCACAAATACACACCATCCTCAATTGGATTGTAATCGCTGATTTGATTCAACCGCCAATACTGACCTTCAAAAAAATACGCATCCGAGAATGACAAGTTCAGCCAATCCTTTGGAGTTATGCGGAAGTATGCTCTTAAAATCTTGGAGTTTGATCCTGTTATCTCACTCAAGAAGCGATAATAGTAATTGTTGACAAGGTTTGAGTTGGTATACTTATACCCCGCACCAACACCAATCTCTCTCGGCATTCCAAAAAGAATGTCATAAGTGGGATTGCTGATTGAGTCCAAGTGAATGGTCAATGGGATTGAGAATTGATTTGTGTAGTTCAAACCAACACCCGCATATTGTGCGTAGAACTTCCAATTGACTCCACTCACAACACCACCAAAATACAATATCCTCAAGTCACCATCTTGATAGTTGGGGACATACGACAAGACAAAGTTCTTTTGGTTGTTGTACGAGTTTATTTGCGTAGGTGCAAAAGCAATTTGAATCTTTTTCTCATTCTTGATAAACTGGTTCTCAACCTTGTATGTACGACTTCCGTATGTTGTTTGATACGATTCCTGATACAAGACATTCGCTTCGTCCTTGCCCTCTTTGTATTGTAGGACATAGGGGTTTGCTTCAAGCTCTCCCATAGGCACAATCTCAACAGGTTGAGAATAGTCCAGTTTAGCAGTCCAATCAACATTATCTCCAGTATAGAACTCATCTCGTGGAACGCAACGCAGATTCTTGGGATTGTCTTTGTCGGGTTCAATGTACAAATTGAACATTTTAACAAACGACATAAACATCTCGCTTTGCTTGACTTCGGAGTTTAGGAATGCAGAGAAGTCAACCGTCTCTCCAAGTCCGTATGTGTACGCTGATTGATTGCTCTCAATAAACGAACCAATACCGATATCCAAAGAGAATTGAGCATTGGTCAAATTGTATGAATTGGCATCGTCATAAACTTGTGCCAATCTCACATCCAACACATTGCCTGTAAACACCGCCAAAGGTGAGAAGTACAATCCGACTTGGAATGCTGGTGATCCGAAGTCAACGGTGACCGTGCTTGTTTGCTTCAACACTCCGTCAACATACAATCCAAACACCAAGTGAATGTCCTCTTGGAATACAGGTGCATAGCCGGTGGATGCGTAGTTGATAGAAAGGTCAACATCAAACACATATCTTCCACCAATAGGTGCAGTATAACGCCCGGTCGTGTTGTTGTAATTCCCACCATTGTCAAAGTTCCCACCTGTGGAATCGTTTTGGAATATAAGGATTGAGTTCAGGTCAAGGGATTGTGCAGATGTTGTGCGAGAAGCTCGGAATCTTCTTGACTCCAATGTCGCAGCATTTGCCGTCAATGCCGATGGTGCGGGTAACACCAACCGCTTGAACCTATCCGAGTTGAAAAAGGAATCGTTTGTGTAGGTGAACCCAGCATTGGTAAAGATTTTGTCCACCACCGTCTTTGCATAGAGCGAAGGAGTGAATTGACTTGTGTCCCACAAAGCGATGTTTGTCGGATGCCCCTTGTCTATCATCGCATACATATAACCTGTGCCATATGCAAATGCTTGTGTCGTTCCGTTCTTGTAGATTTGGTTTGACCACGAGTCAATGATGTTGCCACTTGACAAGGTGTGGTTGTATTCGCTGAAATCTAATTGGTTGAGTTTGCGTTCTGCAATGGTCGTGAAGAAGTCCGCAGATTGTCCGTGACAAGTTACCTCATAGGTGATGTGTGTGGAGTCATCAACACGAATTTGAATCAATCGCAAGAACCCTCTCAATTGCTCAATGCCATCTACATAGATGATGCACTCGGCTTTGAGATTTGGGTTGAATGTAGGTGCAAATTGTGTGACTGAAGTTGTGGTTTGCTCTACCTCAAAAAGATGCGAGAAGATGATGTTGTTTGTTTTTGAACCGGGCAACTCAATTGTCTTTGTCCAATCCGATGACCTTGTGTCAGGTTCACGGATGTCTGCAATTGAGCGATTGATTAAGACATTGAAATCTTTGTAAGTGTCAAGTTTGCGTTGAACCCAACTACCACCCAATGCAATCTCTTTTGAAATACGGCATTCCTCACCTTCTTCAAAAGCATCAACAACACGACTCTCAAACGCACCCTCAATCGTTTCAAGCAACGATGTGGGGATGGCAACATAAATTTCTATCATTGGCGTTGTCTCTTTGATTCAAAAGAATAACTCATATCAACTTCAATGAAGAACGCATTGTCTTGGATGTGCTTCTTGACTTCGTAGGTCGTTGCGTCTATATTCACCGCCACCAATGTGCCATCGTAAGCATAGACAACGGGAGATGTGAACAAGTCAAGCAACCACTCGCTCTCTGCTTCCGTGATCCAGTTACTAAACATCTTGACCTTGTGAGTCATATTGGTGTCGTAGGTCTTTTGCTTGAATGCCGATGTACTGTATCCGTAGGTCGCACCCAATGTGTAAGGGTTGGACTTGAATTGCTTTCTCTGGATGTCGTAGTTGTCACGCCTCACTCTATTGAATCGGAATGAGTCAAACCCACCCAATGAGTTCAGGAAGAACAAATCGGTTGTGTCGTATTTGCTACACTCATCAATCAGGTTCACTCGGTAGGTTTCGGATAGAACAGTACTGCTCAACTTTAACTGGATGTCATAGTATGTCGCACCGCTTGGAATTGTCAATTGGCTTCCTGATGGAATGCGAACCACCTTTGTGGATGGTAGATTGATTGTTTGTGTGGATGCGTCCGAGTAAGTTACAAGGGCAGTTGTTGCCGTGTTGCGGATAGCATAGAGCCAATCCTTTTGAGTGCGGTGAATCGTCTTGCTTCGGATAGGAGTCAAGAACAAACCATTGCCATCCATCGTGTATTGCCCAGCATAGTTCACCAAGTCAATCGGATTGAGTGCAGCGTTCCAAACGCTTCCAGTTGCCGATGTCAAGTTGGTGTATTCGGTCACGCTTCCTGTGGCAGATGCAGAGTATTCATAGCCAAACTCCACCTTGTAATCCATAATTGAATTTGTGCAACCACTTGCTGCACTATCGTTGTAGTTCCAATCATAGGTGACATAGTTCTCAAGGATGCGTCCGATGTTGAACACGCCCTTGTTGACGCTGCCGTAGTATATTGGTGCTTTGAGCTTGGCAAGTGATGTTGTGCTTTGCTTGACCTCTGCAATGAACTTGAAATTGTCCTTTGTGTAGATGCCACCTGATGACTCCGTAATTACAAAGTTGGTATCATTGTACGCTGGAGCATACTCGTTTGGTTGTTGTGTGATAGATAGTGCCACGATAGAAAATAGCGGTTAGGGTTGTGCGTTCCAAATGCACCCATTTTTCTTGAGTTGCACCCATTTTGCATAATATATTGGTTAATTGCACAGCAATATGCACAAATTGCATAATATAATGGTTAACCTATAAGTTGATTTAATGAATGAGATATACAACTTTAAGGTTGATTTTTTGTGATAATGTCACAAATATCCAACGATAAAGTGTAATATCATACTCAAAAGCATATAGTTTAGTCCCTTTTATGGCAACTTATATGTGTAAGGGTATAATACCGTTTGGTATAAAACAAGGGTATTGAAACAAACATTTGCCACTAATCCTATAAATTGGCAATTTGTAACAAATACTGCCTATAATTTGTTACAACATCTCGTTCAAACACGCCACAACATAGGCGTTGAATCCCTTTGTTGCTGACTGCTCTAATCGTTTCTGCCGTTCTTTGGTCTTTGCCTTGTAGAAAGCGATGGTGTTCAGGAACTCAATCAACGGCATCTGCAAGATGGTATCCCATTTTGTCCGATCCCCTTTGACAATCTTGTCAACTAATTCCAACCACGCTAATGGACTTACGCTTCCTTGCTCAATTGGTTCATCTCCTCCTTCAAATAGGTTAGGATAGTTTCCAATAACTTGGGATAAACTGCCGAAAAAAAAACTGCATAGGAATAAGCGGTGGTGACTGGAAGCGACAAGAACAAATCGCACTTCTCTTGATAGTGTGCCTGTGCATCCGTCACCTTCTTTGTGCGTCCCAACAAGTCCACCTCGTAAGTCAGCAACGCCATCACTTTGTGAAGGGACTCAATCATATCACCGTTGAATACTTGCTGGAGTTCAATGAAATGGTGACCGCAAATCTCGTTTGTTGTCTTTGCCAACTTCCAACGCCTTCCACGATGTCGGAATGAGAATTGCACCTTGTCCGTTGGTAGCGTGTTTAGGAACTCCAACTTCTTGAGTTCGCTTGTCAGCTCATCAATCGGCATTGACTCCACCTTGTCCATTGACCAATCTTTGACGATGGCAAGGGTGTTCATTGTTTTCTCAATGTGTGACATATCACGACACGAATGAATCTCTTGCAGTTGGTAGATGGTTATGTTATTCCATTTCATAGCGTTTCAATTTGTAACGGTTTAGGCAAAGTAAAAAGTTCCCGGTCTATTGTGTGACTTGCAATCCACCGCCAATGCGAGAGCCATCACGCAGTCATCGTGTAGTCCTGTCGGTGCGGTGTATCTCACACCAGTTCGTGTGTATTCAAATTCAAAGTTCTCCATCTCCGAGCCGATTGGTTCTTCAGGAAAGAATACCGAGTTTTGTTGAACGGAGAGAACGAGTCCCTCAATTAGTTGTTGCTTGGATTGTGATGTGAACTTAAATCCCTTGACTCTTTGACATACCCTTTGGATTTGTTCCACGATAGGATCACCCACACCTGTTGAGTCAATGAACGCTGGAGTGTTTCCAATCAACCGAATGATTCTATCTTGGGTGATGCCCCAATCCGCTTGGAATCGGTCAACATATGCACATTGATTGTTGGCATCCAATCCCACGATGACGGTATAATCCGAGTATTTTGCAAGGTCAATCCCCCAAGCAACAACCGTACCCCTTGAGACAGGTCGGTAACATTTGCGGATGTTGTCAATACCGAAAGGGTTGGTCTTGTCATCCGCTGGTTCTGCGAGATACAACTCATTAAATACATTTTCAGGAAGGTCACGCTTTGCTTGTTCTACTTCCTCAAGTTTGAGAATCCCCTCCTTGACTGCATCGTATGCGGTTATTTTGAAATAGCGATAGTCACTCTCTCCGCTCCTTGCCCTTTCTCCCAATTTGTAGAACCAGTTCTTTTTGCCTTTGACATTCCCAATCAACTTGCACTTGCCTTGTGTGGCAGTTAGGGTTGAACGCATAGCATACCACGACTCCTCACGCATACGAGATGCCTCATCAATGACGGCAGCGTACACATCATCCCCATACAAGTTGTCGGGTTTCTCCCCTGACTTGAACTCAATGCGTGATCCTGTTGGTAAGGTGAGCAGTAATTTGGTCTCGTTGCTTTGGAAGAAGTTGACATCGGTGACTTGTGTTTTCATCCTTCGGAATGCAATCTCCGCTTGTTGGTATACAGGTGCAACCCACCAAACTGATTGTCCCTCCTTGCACTTGAGAGCTTGTTCAAACAACCATATGATGTGCGATGCGGTCTTGCCTGTTTTGGTAGACGCTGCCGTTATCGTAAACCTCTCCTCACAATCAAGGATGGCTTGTTGGTAACTGGTCACATATGGTCGCTTGTAATTTATTTGCATAGTTTATCGTAAACCGCCAACCGGGTAAGGTTGTGCAGTTCCAAATTGTGATAGGTGTTGCAATAGTCAAAGTTACTCCGTCCCATAGATTGACGAACCGAGTGACCAGCGTGAATGAGTTTCTCAATGGATGCTCTCCAATTGTTTTTGTTGGTGAATATCACTCCATCGTTTGATGCGTGGTAAAGGTAAGGGAACACCGCAGAGCAAATGATAGGGATGCTATACGCTGCTGCCTCTACAATCTTCAACTCACTCTTGCATTGATTGAAGTGGTTGTCCTGAAGCGGTGCAAGTACGAAGTCAAAGTGCTTGTAAACCTCTCCATATTCCCACACGCTTGTGCCTTCCACAATCTTGGCTTTTGGAATCAGTTTGACGATGTTGTTCCAATGCTCACTCGGAGTGTAACCCACAATGTAGAACTCCACATCCATAGCGTTGATGTCATCAGCGATGAGCTTCAAGTCCTCCTCGTGTGTGATTCCTCCCACCCATCCAATCTTCACCGTCTCATTTTTCTGCTTAACTTGCGACCATTGATTATGTGTTAAGTCAAGGCAGTTCGGCACAACATAGACATTCTCGTTCAGCAACCGAATCTCTTTTGCCAACATCGGAGTTGTGGTGATGACGGCATCCGCATAGTGGATGGCATCCTTGATGGCGTTCTTGATTCCCTTGCGATAAGCCCAATATGCTGGATTATATTTGGGGAGTACCCAATAGTCATCAATGTCCACGACATAGGGTTTCCTGGCATCAGCGATCCGCTTCAGCACATCGTATTGGTATTTGCCCAACCATCGTGAGAAAACAACAAGGTCATATTTGGAGAAGTCAACCGTCATCCATTCCTCTTGAGATTGGCAAACATCAATTGTTGCTTGTCCGTCCAACTGCAAACGAAGATGCGGTGTATAGATGCGGTGATAAACCACACCATTCATTCCGTCAGTTAATATCAATAAGTTCATTTAGTATCTTTTGAAAGGTGTAGTTCTTGTTGTAATCGTAAGCGACTCCTCCCATCGGAATCACATTCGGGCAATGATGATAGGACTCAAGCATTCGGTTCACTTTCATTTGCTCTGCAAGTGCAAAGGTACTTGACTGATTGCCAATCACCAACTTCACGGAGTTAATGACCTGTGCCAATGCCAAAGCATCTCTCACCTTCAGGTGTTCACAATCTAACTGGAAGCGTGAGCAGAATGCGTGATATTCCTCTTCGTATCCAAAGAAGATGCACTTGTGATCCTTGAGACATTTGTAGTTGATGTCATTGTTCCGATAGCGTGTGCTAAAGTTCAAAAGGATTGTGTCCTTCAGCTCTTCAATCGGTTCAGGTGCAATCACACAAGGTTGAGTCAAGTCACAAGTCAATTCGGGATAAACAAAGAATTGGTTTCTTCTCAAGTCACCAGCACTCAAGTTGAGTTCGTGCCTTCGGAATTTGTCAAAGTCATACACGATGTCGGGGTGAGCGTTCATCTGCACACTTTGGATGTATGGTTGGAACTCAAGCAATGGCTTGATGTAAGCATAGGAGATTGGGTTCATACAATACCCACCACCCGGATGATTCGGTGTTCCATTCGGTTCACGAAATCCGATGTGAAAATCAATCTTCTCTCCGTGCAACTCGGATGCTCTCTTTGTTGCAGAAAGGGAATAGATTAAATCACCGATATGTCCTGACTGAATTACTCTCATTCATTCGGTAGAATTGGAATTGGCATCCAGTAGACGACCTCAAGCAACCGGTTGGTGTGTTCGTCAATCCACATCTCGTCAATGTAACGGGCAAGTGTGAACTCACCGTGTGATGTGTGAACGAGCTTCAACTCATCGTCAATGGGTGGGTAAACATCCAACCCCCTCCAAGTTTTCTTCATCGTGCTTTGGGAACTGAAAGTGCGTGTGTGGCTTTGCTCTTCTCGTGTGGTGCTTTCATCCGATTGCAGTTCACACGGACATCACCATATTGATTGACTACCAGTTCACCACTCTTGATGGCTTCGTTTAATTTGTTGATGTTGATTGATAGGTTGAGTCCATACTCATTCTCCCATCCGTTACCGAGATAAGTTGTCATTGTCTAAATTCAAAGTTATTGTGAAATTCTTGGATTCTATTGTTTGGTCAATTGTTTCTTTTGGTTTGCCCTGTGAGCGTGTGAGTAACATCTCAAGGTTGAAGAGTGAGTTCTTGTCGTGCGATTTCAACAAAGCACCAGCAATGATTCTCTCAAGGATGGTGAACTCATCGCCCTTGTCAATCTTCTCAAGGTCTTTGCGTGACATTGTGAGCATCGTGTTAACGGTGTCCTCAACTTGACTCTTGTGATACCCAATCTCCTTGAGTTGTGTAATCAATTTCTTTGGTCTGCCGTGCGGATTTAGGACTTCTCCTTTCTCCGGTCTTGTCAAACTTCCTCCGTGTGGTTGCTTCTCTTGTGTTGCCATTGTCCCGAATTATCCCCGAATTAATTTTTCAGCATGTTTGCATTTCAAGAACTCCTTGAATTGCTTCTTGTCCCCATATTTGATATGACACTCTCTACACAAGCACATCAAATTTTCAATGAAATCTTTGTTCTTTGATCCGCCCATTTGCCTTGCTTCAATGTGGTGTAAATCGTTGCCAACTTTTCCGCACACTTCACAATCTATGAATGAGCTGATGTCGTATCCAAAGTGGTTCATATAAATTTGGGTGTGTTTCTTCATCTCATTTCCAAATTCTCTTCATTCAATATCCGATGGAGTGCATCTCTTGCGTCTTGATAGGCGTTGATGGATTCTTCGGATGCGTCATCAGGTGCGTACTTGACTTTCGTCCTCAAGAATTGATCCAGTTGCCACATAGCGTGTCCCCACTTCCATCCGTTGACGGCATCATCAAATGACTCTTGTTCTTCAGGAAGATTGAACTCAATCGTTGCTTTCATTTTTTCTTCTTCTCTTTGGTTTCTGCTCATCATCCGCAAGTTGTGCTTTGGTGAGTGCGTCTTGTTGTTGGTTTGCCCATATCAAAAGTGAGTGCAATGCTTCCGTCACACAGGTAGAGCAGTTCGGTAAGTTCCTTCCGAATATCTCACGATGGACTGCGTTCAGTTTGTTTGCTTCCTCTCCAGTTGGTTGGAACACTTGGGTTTGCTTCCACTTGTCAAAGAGTGGTTGAAGCGAAAGGATAAATTCTATATTGCTCATAATTTGGTCTCAAGTAGTGCGACAATCACCGTTGCGATGGATGCGTATAATATCCCCACCCATCCGTAGGTGTATAAAAAGAAGGACAATCCCAACCACCACGACAGGCAGAAAGCACAATCAAGTGGTTTCATTCGCTTCCATTTGTGGTATTCGTTTCCGTAGAGATAGCGTTTTAACAAATCGGCTGGTTTGCCGAAGTTTACAATGATGATTGCCAAACAAGCAATTCCAATTATTTCAGTATGCATCTTTCTTTCATTAGTTTCACCACCCTCAACACTTCACGGACGGAGATGTCGGTCTTTCTATGGATCGCCCTTGCAGACATTCCTGAACACCACATCTTGAATAATTCCTTTTCATAGAAGTATGCTGACTCGGTTACTTGATTTATTTTGTTGATTCGTTCAAGTTCAATTGTTTCTTCTTCCTCTCTCTCAAGGAGTAGGTCAGGTTCTTCAGCGAAGTCAAGCTCATAGACATCGTACTGGTCATATATGCGAGAGTTGCCGAAGGGATGCCGGTTGCCGTTGATAGCCAAATAAAGGAGACGGATTGACCAAAACTGGATGTATCCGTCCCTGTATATTTTTTCAATTTGCTCATCAGGTTTCTCAAGTAAAGTCAAAAAGTAAAATTGATACAACTCCCTTGCCAACTCTCTATCTTTGGCGATATTCCTCGTGGCTTGGGTGAGCCAATCAGCTTTGGAAAGTTCCAATATGATGTCGGCTTTGTTCAAATTTTCTTTTCAATACTACAAAGATAACCATCTTTTTCGTATTTTTTCTTACACCTCAACAACTCCTCCTCCGTCTTGTATATGGAGATGCTCTGCGTGAGTCCTTTCTTGCAAGTAATCACCCAATAAGGCAAGTGCTTTCGTATAATGTTGACTGGTGATTCGGTCATATTGGATTAGGTCGGTGTAAACATTGACGGAGTTAATGATAGATGAGTGATCCCGATGAAGGATGTTGCCAACACCAGCAAAGGTCATCTTCAAGTGCTTCCTAGATAAATAGCAAAACAAGTGCCGTGCATAGGAGATGTGTTGTTTGCGGTTGTGAGAAACGATTTGGTCAGGTGTGACATCGTAAACTTGACAAGCCACTCTCATTGCATCCGTCCAGTCCGCTTCTATGTCGTTAATGTCGCAGCGTGGTCGGAGTATTTCGTTCTTCAATCTTTTGACCTCCTGTGCGTGAGAAGTGTGAAGTTGCTGAATCGTCAATCTCAATCTGCGAATCTCTTGCTTTAGGTTGTGGGTTACTTGGTATTGGTTCATAGGTCGTTGATAATTTGGAATAGTTGATAAGCGATTTGTGGAACTATGGCGTTGCCATATGCCTTCATTGATTTTTGTCTCCATTGCGGAAAGGTAATTCCGTCCAATCTTTCGGAAAGCCCATCATTTCCGCTACAAAACGGGTGTTGAGTTGGGAAAACGCTCCAGGAATCTCCCTCATTGGGTTGCCGGATCCTCCCCATTCTGCTATTGAATGCTGACTGTTCTCGTTTCCAGCTGTTGGTGTCGGCAACATCCCCATTGCGACATAATGTTCCAAGTACATTGCCCGTGTTTTCCCTCCGTAGATTTTTTTGCGTTTGATTGTTTGCTCTTCCGTCACTTCTCTCGGACTTGAATTTGGAGTTGGCAGCAACGAACCAGCATCGGTCTCTTCGGTGTGGAGCGTTCTTGGCACAAGCTGGAATAATAAACGGTTGAACTTCGTACCCTTCACCTTCCAAGTCAAGGCACACTTGTTGGAATACCAATCCCCCATTAATAGTCGTGATACCAAAGACATTTTCAGCGATGACGAATCTCGGTTTAATTTCTTGAATTGCTCGTAGCATTTCGCCCCACAGGTAGCGTTCATCATCCGTGCCTTTCCTTTGACCAGCGTTGGAGAAGGGTTGACAAGGGAATCCTCCAGTAAGAATGTCAATTGTGTTTGCATATTTTGTGAAATCAGTTTTACATATATCAATGTGACTATCCGCATTCGGAAAGTGATAGTCCAATACTTTTCGTGGGAACTCCATCCATTCACAATGGAATACATTCTCCCATCCCATCCATTCGGCAGCAAGGTCAAAACCCCCTATTCCGCTAAACAAAGAACCGTGTCTCATAACTTCTCCTCGTACATTGTCCGACTTCCTGTGAAGGTTGTGGGAATGGTGTGACATTCTCCGTGACGATTCTTTGCGATGATGACCTCCGCTTCCTCAACTTCCATCTTCTCGCCTGAATAGTATGCCGGTCTAAAGGGAAACATCACAACATCCGCATCTTGTTCAATGCTTCCGCTCTCCCTGATGTCGCTCAACATCGGTCTCTTGTCACTTCTCTCCTCACATTTGCGTGATAATTGGGCAAGAACGATGACCGTGATTTGCAATTCCTTTGCCAACAATTTCAAGTTGCGGGAAATCTCTGCTATCTCTTGCTCTCGGTTTTGCTTTGTCCCTTTGATTAACTGGATGTAGTCAATCACGAGAAGCTCAAGTCCGTGCTTTGCTTTGTGAATCTTTGCTTTGGATTTGATTTGCTGAATTGTGCAGTTCGGATCGTCATCAACAAAGAACTCAACCTTTGAATTGTTTACCTTGTCACAAAGGGTTATGACCTCCACCTCCTTCAGGTTGGCGTTGCGTATCTTCCAATTTGGTATGTCTACAAGGAGTGATAAGTATCGCTTTGCAAGTTGCTCGGATGACATCTCCAAACTCACAAACAAACCCTTCCCTTCCAACTTTCCGAACTCATACATCAAGGACAAAGCAAGTGCCGTCTTTCCTTGACCGGGACGAGCAGCCATCACCACCAAATCACCAGCGTTCCAACCTCCCAAGATTCTATCAATTGAAATCCATCCGCTTCGCTTACCTGTTATCCTATCGCCTCGCTCAATTGCTTGGGTGATGTTGTCAACGGCTTGACCGCTCAACTTGTGGATGCTTACAGGATCGTTGATTGTTGTGAACTTGGTGTTGTCAATTATGCTTTGAGTTTGTGTGAGCAACTCTTTCAAATCAATTGTCAAGTCAATAGAAGAGATTTGAGCAACGAACTCCTTGTGAAGGTACTTGGCTTCCAACTTTGGAATATAACTGCTCACATTCGCCACATTGCTCACATTCTGCCCGATGAAAATCACCCTCATTCTATCATCGTGGTTCATCCCTTTGGTCAAGGACATATAATCTATTGCCTCGTTGCCGTAGTAAGCAACCGACATCCGCTGGATGACCTCTCGGTGAAGGGGTTGTTCAAACCATTGGTGTTTGATTCTTGGAAGCAAAGCTCTTGTCTGCTCATAGAACAAAAGTTGTCCGAGTATGTAATCTTCAAGTTCATTCATAGTCCGACAAAGTAAACATTTTTTTGTGAACAACTTGTGGAGTTGCT